TGATGGTGACGGTGCTGTCGCGTGAGGGTGACGGTACTGCGCCCGAAACGTTGCTCGACGCCGTCCGGACGCACTTCGGGCGGCCAGATGTGAAGCCGGAAACTGACCAGGTACTGGTCCAGTCTGCGCAGATCACCAATTACAAGATCCGTGCGATCGCCTACATCAACTCGGGGCCAGACTCGGCGTTAACTGAGGCTGCCGCTGTGGCTCAGCTGCAGGCCTACGCGACGGCCTGTCACCGGCTCGAGGGCCGCGTCGATCTCACTTGGATCGATTACACCCTGCACGCGGCCGGCGCTATTCGTCTCGAGATCCTCGAGCCGGCCGCGCCGATCGTCTGCACGGCCTCGCAGGCTCCGTTCTGCACGGCCGTAGAGGTCGAGGTGCGCACGCTATGACGGACGAACTCGCACCGCCACGGCTTAGCATTCTGCCGGCGAATAAATCGGCGCTCGAGGCGGGTCTCGACCTCGGGTTCGCCAAGCTCCTGGAACGCATCGACCCGCCATTTCCCGAGCTGATGAATCCTCAGGAAACGCCGGTCGAGTTTCTCCCGTATCTGGCGGCCGATCGCGGCGTCAGTGAGTGGAGTTCTGCAGCGCCGGAGGCTGAAAAGCGTCTGACTGTCGCGCTCGCCTGGCCAACGAAGCGCCAGGCCGGCACGCGTGCGGCGCTGGAAAATGCGGTCAAGGGGCTGCAACTGGCGCCCGAGGTCACGGCCTGGTACGAGCAAACACCGCCCGGGCCTCCCTACAGCTTCACTGTGCGAGCGTTCTCTCAGCTGCCATACAGCGAGGAGATCGACGCGCGCCTCGATCGGCGCATCGCGGATGCTCAAAGCGAGCGCGACACCCTGTCGGTTTCCGTGGGCCTGAGCGCCTTCGGCACGCATTACATCGGCTGTGCGACCTTGTGCGGCGAGCTTGCCACCATTTACCCGGTCGTTATCGAAGGCGTCTCAGCGTCTGGCGTGGCCTACAAGGGCGCCGGTCATTATGCCGTCGAGACGACCACTATTTATCCTCAGGTGCTCTAGATGGCTGATTTTTATACTCTGCTTACCAATGCGGGGATCGCATACGAGAACGCTTGTAAGGCGGCAGGCGTGCCTATCAAGCTGACGCAAATGTCTGTCGGTGATGGCAACGGTGCGGTGTACAACCCTGCAGCCACGGCGACCGCGCTCAAACGTGAGGTGTGGCGGGGCCCGCTGAATGCGCTGTTTCAGGACGAGAAAAATCCGAATTGGTTGCTTGCTGAGGTCACGATCCCGCCCGAGGTTGGCGGCTGGTACGTGCGCGAGGCGGGGCTCTGGACTGATACCGGCATTCTGTACGCCATCGTCAAATACCCTGAGTCATTCAAGCCGGTATTGGCAACGTCGGGATCGGGCAAAGAGTTCTACATTCGCTCGATTTTCGAGACGAGCAATGCGGCGCAAGTAACGCTGCTTATTGACGATACCGTGGTCAAGGCTACTAGGGCGTGGGTGGCTTCCTATGTTGCTGATGAGATCGCAAAGCTCGATTACAAGCAATCAGTTCGTGTGGCGACCACTGCAAATATTGTCCTGAGCGGGTCGCAGTTAATTGACGGTGTGGCGGTTGTCGCTGGCGATCGCGTGCTCGTAAAAAATCAGACGCAGGCGAAAGACAACGGAATTTGGGTGGCCGCTGTAGGTGCTTGGGCTCGTGCAAAGGATGCGGATGCAAGTGCTGAAGTGACCTCGGCTTTGATTGTTTCTGTGGAGCAGGGCAATACGCTGGCTGACACGATTTGGCAGCTTGTAACTGATGGCGGGATTGTTCTTGGATCGACGCCTCTGGTGTTTCAGAACATTACGCAAGGTTTTGCGCTGCTGGATTCCCCAAATTTCATTGGCAACCCTACGGCGCCTACAGCTCCTGTCGGTGCTAACAGCCCTTCGATCGCTACGACTGCATTTGTGCAGGCCGCGCTTGCGGCTCTTGTGGATTCGTCGCCAGCGGCTTTGGATACGCTTAAGGAGTTGGCTGCGGCGCTGGGGAATGATCCAAACTTTGCCACTACAGTGACAAATGCATTGAGTCTGAAGGCTCCGCTTGAAAGCCCTGCGCTCACTGGAAATCCCACGGCTCCGACCCCTGCAGCGGGTGATAACGACTCATCGATCGCTACAACTGCATTTGTTAGTGCGGTTCAGTCGTTGTTAAACACTGCGATCAATGCCCGCGCGCCATTGGCGAGTCCGGCCTTGACTGGATCGCCAACGGCGCCGACTCAGGCGGGTACTGATAGCACTACAAAGCTTGCTACCACGGCGCAAGTTCAGGCTGCCATTATCGCCGCGTTCTCGGCTCGGGTTCTCGGATCTGTTGGTTATCAGCGGTTGCCGGGTGGTTTGATCGTTCAGTGGGGGGAGGTGACTGTTTCCGCTACGGGCGGCTCTTATCAAGCTTTCTCTTTTCCGTTCAGATTCCCGGGCGGATGCGCGGTAGCTGTGGGCGGTCGAAAATCTTTAGGGAGTAACGCGGTGATGCTCGTAGGTCAGTCGGGCGGCGATCCGTCAGGACAGGTCATTTTCCAGAATTTTGGCGCAACGGCTGAAATCGGCCAATACATTGCAATCGGGTACTGAGGTTTCAGATGTCAATATTTTCTTCGAAGTCGAGCAGGGGTTTTCTTGATTCGGAAATAACGCCCGTCCTGCCAGACGATGCGATTGGTTTGAGTGATGATGTCTATTGGTCGCTCCAGCGTGCTCAGGCAAGTGGGAAGGTTATTGATTTTGATGTTGAGCCGCCGGTAGCGCGGGATTTTGTGGCCTCGTCCGAGCAAATTCTCGCTGGCGCTGTGGCGATCCGAGATGGCCTCCTGCGTGATGCGGCATCTCGCATCGCGCCATTGCAACACGCCGTGGATCTTGGAATCGAAACGCAAAAAGAGGTTGCGCTGCTGAGGTTGTGGAAGCAATTCAGTGTGGACGTGAATCGGGTTGATGTTTCTCGACCAAATCCTACTTGGCCACCTTCCCCGGTTGGTCCGGTCTAGCGCCGCTAGAAAAAGTAACTTTTGTCTATAGCCGCTCTGCGGCTTTTTTTGTGCCTGGAGATCCTGCACATGTCCCATCGCAAAAATTACACCGTCCTGGTGCCGTACCCAACTGGCGGCGGCCATTGGGCCGTCAAAGGCTCGACCCTCGATCTGCTCGACGTTCAGGCGCACGCCCTGGTAACGGCGGGCCGCCTCAAAGAAACCGCTCTGCTCGAGGCTGAGGTCGCTGCTGCAGCGGCTTTGCCGGCGGGGAAAAAATCCACTGCAAAGGCTGAGTAAACATGGCTGAAGTAACGAACTTCGAACACAACGGGATCTCGATCGAGGCGACCGAATCGCCCGATGCGATGGGCGGGATCGGCGACAACGTTATCGGCATCGTCGGCACTGCACCGAATCGTGCGCTCGGCGTCCCGTTGAACGCGCCGTTTCGCATCAGTGGCCAGCTGCAGGCGGAAATGCTCGACAAGACCGGCGCCGAGGCCGGCACGCTTTACCAGGTCGTAAAAAACATCCTCAAGGTCGTGAAGATTCCGATCTATGTTGTCGTTGTTGAGGTCGGGGCAACGCCTGCAGACACGCTCAATAACGTCATTGGTGGCGTCGACGCCGAGTCTGGCCAGCTGCAGGGGATGGCGGCGCTGGCAACCGCGCAGGAAGATCTGACCATCATCGGCGCCCCGGGCTTCTCGGCCGAACAGTCCGTGCATAGCGAGCTTGCGTCGCTGGGCAAGCGCCTGCGTGCGCGCGTCGTCCTGGACGGGAAAGACGTCACCGTCGCGGATCAGGTGCTGAATAGCGAGTCGATCGGCGGCGCCGAGCTGGGTTATGACCGCTGCCTGGTTATTCACCAGATGCCGGCGGTTTACTCGAAGGCCGCGAAGGCGAATGTCTTTCTGCCTCCCTCGAGCCTGGCCATTGCGGCGCTCGGGGCGGTCAAGCAGTGGGAAAGCCCGGGTAACCAGGTGACTTTCGCGGCCGACGTTTCGCGCACGGTCGAGTACAACATTATCGACAAGTCGACCGAGGGCGATCTGCTCAACCGTTACGGGATCTGCTACTACGCTCGGACGATCCTTGGCGGCTTCTCGCTGATCGGCAACCGCTCGATCACTGGCAAATTCATCAGCTACGTCGGCCTCGA